TCTCGACTTACGTTCTCGATCAACTGCAACATCGAAGCGTCCCTATCGCTCAGGTCGTGGACAATCGCATCGATGGTATCCAGCCCGGCGATCTTGTGCGCGCGCCAGCGCCGTTCGCCTGCGATGATTACGTATCCGGTTCCGTTCTTGCGGACCGATATAGGTTGCAGCAGGCCGTGCTTTTCGATGCTTGCCGCCAGCTCTTGCAGCGACTGGTCATCGAAGGATGTACGGTCCTGCGGGTTTGCTTTTATCTCGTCAACATTCAATTGGCGTATCATCTCGACTCCCTGTATCTATCCTTTACTGTTAGTGATTATACACGAACGACAGTAATTTGTCAAATCAAAAGGGGGGGGATCTGGAAAATCCCCCTAAACTTTAAGGTTATTTATGTCTAGTAAAAATCCGGATCTCCGATTCCCATGACCAAAAACTATTCTCGCGAGCAGGTTCTTGAGGCAATCAAAGAGAGCGGCGGGATCATGTCGACCGTTGCCTCTGAGCTCGAATGTGATTGGCATACGGCGAAAAGGTATGTCAACATGTGGGTAAGTACGGCGCAAGCATTCGAGGCCGAAGGTAAAGCCATGATCGATATGGCCGAGGGGGTCTTGTTTCGCAATATCCAACTGGCTGCCTTGCGCCAAAAAGCTGGGGAGATGGTCGACACAAAAGATGTCCGCTATGTTCTATCCACCAAAGGCAAAGATCGCGGGTATACGGACAAGACCGAGGTCGATCAGGATGTGACGTTACATTTTGTTTATGAGGATGAAGAGGAATGAGCGATCATAATATCCTCTTGCGGCGCCTGCACGCGAAACAAAAAGAGATCGCCACATGTGGGGCTGAACGGATCATCATTCGAGCCGGGCGACGGTCTGGCAAAACGACGCTCGCCAGTCAATTGTCGATCAAACACTTTGGCCGAGGCCATCGCATCCTATACGGGACGCCAGTCCTTGATCAGGTGGATCGCTATTGGTTTGAGGTCAAACGGGCCCTGCATGATCCGATCAACGCCGGGGTCCTTTACAAAAACGACAGTATGCATATCATCGGGCCTCCCTCTATCCGGACAAAGATCGATGTGTCTGGAAACGTGGTAAGCGGCGAGGAGATGCGCATACGCGCAAAGACCATGTACAATGCAGACAACGCGCGCGGCGACTTCGGCAATGTCATCATACTGGACGAATTCCAGTTGATGGCCGAGGAGGTTTGGGACCGGGTTTGCGCGCCGATGCTGCTCGACAACGAAGGCAGCATTGCGATTTTTATTTACACCCCTCCCTCACTCGGGAGCCGGGCAAAAAGCCGGGCACAAGATCCGATGCATGCGGCCAAACGGTTCAAGGAATACCAGGCGCGCATGCAGGACGGGGACTCGAGGTACGCGGCGTTTCACTTTACGTCGCATGACAATCCCCACTTGTCGCAGTTGGGCCTTGCCGAGATCAGTCAGGACATGACACAAATCTCTTATCGCCAGGAGATCTTGGCCGAGGATCTAGATGACAACCCAAATGCGCTATGGACGCGGGCGGACATCGAGGCAAACCGGGTCTTGCGAGCGCCTGTCTTGGATCGGATCGTGATCGGGGTCGATCCCAGTGGGTCGAAAGAGGGGGACGCCATCGGGATCGTGGGGGCGGGCAGCGCCGACGATCACATGTACGTGCTCGAAGATGCGAGCTTGCATGGATCGCCGGATCAATGGGCGCGGGCGGTGTGTACACTGTACCACAAACTTGAGGCAAACGAGGTGGTAGCCGAGGCCAATTTTGGCGGCGACATGGTGGCGAGTACAATACACATGGTCGATCCGGACGTGCCTGTAAAATTGGTCCATGCCAGTCGGGGAAAGCAGGTGCGGGCCGAGCCCATTGCGGCCATTTATGAGCAGGGGCGGGGCCATCATGTGGGGGCTTTTGGTTCACTGGAAGATGAGCTATGCTTGTGGGAGCCCGGCATGGCAAGCCCCAACCGATTGGACTCCCTGGTATGGACGGGGATCGAGTTGATGCTAGGCAAGCGAAAGAAAAAAGTATCGCCATGGAGGTCGGCATGAGGGATAACGGGCGCACGTACTCACGACGTGATCTAGTAGCATTGGCACACAGCTTGACGCGCCAGCGACTGGCGCAAGCTATGGGGCAGACCGCTTTCGAGGGGGAGCGAGACTATTACGAGGCCCTTGGGTATCCAAAGGGGGACATCGACTATCACAAGTACAGATTGCGATATGATCGCCAGGACATCGCAGCAAGGATCGTTGATCTCCCTGCACAAGATACCTGGAAAAAGCCTCCGCCGATCATGGAGGATGGCAAGGATGATACACCTTTTGTCAAAGCATGGGACTCGCTTTGCAAATCGAGGTTGGGCGTGTGGGGCAAGATCATGCGGGCCGACAAGCTATCCGGGATCGGGCATTACGGGATCCTCTTGTTGGGCCTGTCCGATGGGGGCCAGCTATCGGAGGATCCGGGGCAGGTGGGCGAGAATGGCTTGATCTACTTGCGTCCCTTGCCCCAGGGGCAGGCCGCAATCTCGACCTACGAAGAGGATGTGTCAAGCGATCGATACGGTTTGCCAACGCAGTACAGGGCGCAAATTTCCCCAACGCAAAACGAGGTGATACACTGGCGCCGGGTGATCCACTTGGCAGAAGGAAAGACCGACAACGAGGTCATGGGCACGCCAAGATTGCAGCGTCCCTTCAACCGACTTGACGATCTTATAAAATCCGTGGGCGGTGCAGCGGAAGCCGTGTGGTACGCCATGCGGCCAGGCACATTGATCACGCCAGATGAGGATTACGAGCTTGATCCGGACGATCCGGACATCGACGAAGAGATCCAGCGGTATAGAGATGATCCGCTGCGGTTCCTCCTGCTAAACGGGGCCAATGCCCAGCAGTTGGCGCCTCCCGGCACAGTTGATCCATCCGCTGTTTTCGATGCTATCATTGCGTTGATCTCTGCGGTTACAGGCATTCCCCAGCGGGTCTTGTTGGGTAGCGCACAGGGCCAACTGGCTGCCGCAAAAGAGGACATGAAACAGTGGGCCGGAGAGATCGCATACCGGCAGAAAAACTATGCAGAGCCTGAGATCCTCCGGCCATTTATCGACCGGCTGATTGACCTTGCGATCTTGCCTCCGCCAGGGGTCGAAAGGTACACAGTCGGGATCGAGAACGATGCTGGAGAGTATGAATGGCCGTCGATCCTAGAGGTCGACGACACAGAACAGGCGGGGATCGGTCGGGAGCGCGCGGTAACACTCCGAACGTTGTCCGATCCCAGCATGAAATATCCCATGACATTGGATGAAAAGCGCCAGATGGCCCATTTGCCCGAGATGACGCCAGAACAAGAACGCGAGATCATGGAGGCTTTGCAGCCCCCCGAGCCACAGGATCAGGCGCCAGGCGAGCAGCAGGCGCCAGGCGAGCAGGCCCCGGATGAGCAGGCCCCGGATGAGCAGGCGCCAGGCGAGCAGCAGGTTCCCCAGGAGGACGAGGTATCGGCCAATGTTGTCAAGTTGGTGGCAGCCAATTACGCGCGCGGGTACATAACGCATGATGAGTTCTTGGCGTTCGTGATGGCTGAGATGGCGGCACAACATGGCATGGCGTGGATGCAAGAATACGTGCAGCCTTACTTGCCATCGCCGGGGGGCGAAAAAGAGGATGGGCCAGGCCGGGGATGGTGGGGACCACCAAAGGGCACGCATGGCAAGGGCAGTCAAGGGGGCATGACAGTTGATGAGCGATTTGCAGTGGCGCGGAATCTTTCGGAGGGTGGGCTTTCCAAGTGGGACATGGAACATGAGATGGTCGAAGAATACGCCGATTGGAGCGCACAACTAGATGGGCACGAATACCAGGCAGTCGATGATTACGGAGGGGCGTTTTCCTATGATATCAATGACTATCATCGGGGCCTCGGTGAGCCAGGGACCTACACGGAGGACAAAGCTCATGAATGGGCGATCTATGAGATGGGCATGTCGGAGGACGAATGGGAGCAATGGCGCGGCGAGATCATGTATGACTTTGTCGAGGACAGAACGCAGCTTCTTGATGAGGCACTTGATCGATCCACTGTGAAAGAATCAACTATCGTCTATCGGGGATTCAATGAGAAAAATCCGGACTATATCCCCGATGTCGGGGGTACATTCACAGATGGGGGATACTGCTCGACATCGATAGATTTTGATGTTGCCGATGACTTTGCAGGGAGTTATGGGGTCGTTGCCCGGATACTTATTCCAGGGGGATCGAGGGGCGCCTATATCGGGGACATTGTCGGACTGGGCGAGCGCGAGCTCCTTTTGCCCCGAGGTACTGAATTTGAGGTTGTCAAGCGAACGGGCGATGAAATTTGGTTGGAGGTGTTATCATGACGGGGCCACGGGATCGCGCAAGCCGGTATACATGGAGTGCGGATCAAATCGAGGGGGGCGACGGCGAGCGCCATGAGTTCTCGCAAGGGTATTTAGCTTTCAGGGCGAGAGTCAAGAAACGAAAGAAACCGCCTGCAGCCCACGGCGGCAAGGGATCCGGGTGGTTCGGTCCGCCGAAGGGGACGCATGGCAAGGGCAGTCAGGGGGGCGACAAGGGGGCGGACGAATATCAGGTTGGCTTGACGTCCTATCGGCCAGGGCGTGAGTTCTCGCAAGTCAAAAAGGAGATGGGGGAATTTGAGGGGCGACTAGGCGAGGTTGCCGATGACGTAAACGTGCAGTTGGGGACGGGAGCATGGGCGACTGACTCCGAGCCAACATGGATCACAGAGTTTGATGACGGCGACGATGCTCTATCCGAGATCGCCAGCACGGCCAAAAGATTCGATCAAGATAGCGCCCTCATCATGAAATACGTTTCCGAGGGTGTAGAGGGTGCACAGCCCCAGGTGCGATTACAGTTTGACGACAAACTGGGCGAGCCCGAGATCGGCATTATCCATGAAGCACTTGTGGACGAAGGTCTAGGTGGGTGGACATGGATGAAGGGCCCGAATGGGGGGACAACGCTCATGGCGGTATCTGTACCACAGTGGGGCGGCGAGGCGTCTAGCCACCTTGATAGTATGCGAAACATTAGGGATATTGCCGAAGCGGCTGGACTAACTGCGCAAAATATGGTAGAATGGGTGTTAGTAGATGTCATGGAGAATGGAGACTATGATCGATGGATTCAGTAAAGAAACAGGAATTGATAGAAAAGCTCAAGAGGGCACGCGCCGAACGTGACCAAGAACGGGCGGACAAACTGACTGACGCTTTGCCAGATGAGCCCCGCGCGAAAGGATCAACGGCTATCCTCATTCCCAAGACAGACGGCTGATGTCGGCGGCAGAAGAGAGATATCGCAGGGCATGGAGATCGATCACGCGGGGTTTGTGGTCGGGGGTCCTCACATACGTGCAGGCATACGAAGAGGCCCTTGTTGCCTTGCGCCGGGGCATGAGGTCTGCATGGCATGAGGGTCTGGCCGAGTTTGGCATACAGCCAGATGAGATGACAAGCGATGAAAAGGCCGCTCTTGAGGGCATGACTGTCGGCCAATCTCAATACATAAACGGATTTTTGGTTGCGATTGAGGAGAGATCCAGAGCAAAGGGAGGAAAACTTTCTCCCTTGTTTACGCGCGCGGGCATGTGGATCCAACGATACAATGAGGCACGCGAGCGGGCCAAAAGTTTAGCCTCGGCCAATCCGAAGCTCAAATGGTTTTACGGCGACACAATTGATCATTGCTTTGATTGTCGACATGTCGTGGGCCGGGTATATCGTAAGGAGACATGGGATCGCTATGGTTGGATACCAGGATCAAGATCTCTGTCTTGTGGTGGGTGGCAATGCGATTGTAAACGTAGGCCGACCGATGAACGTTGCACGCCGGGTCGGCCTCCCGACATGAAGGGGTAAGCTATGAGATCAGGATCGCCAGGGACTGCGGATCTATATGAGGTGTTACAAGAATATCGGGAGCGCCAAAGGTCGGCGGATCGTCAGATGAGGACAATTTTGCTCTCTCTTGTCGATCAGATCGAGCGCAGGCAAGGATACGGACAGCCGGGGTGTATGCCACGGACGGCGACCATGCGTCAGTTTTGGGCGGCGGAGGGAAGACCTGCATTGAATGATAGCGGGCATAGGGAGGGAGGGTAATATGAGAAGCCTAGTCGTATTCGTTGTTTGGTTGGCGGCACGGGGTGGGGAATAGGTCGGACAACAGCAGTTGTATGACCAGAGGAGTCAAATGGCGTACATTACACCAACAGTAGAGGTAGATGAGCTAGGCGCAGGACGCTACCGCGCCACCATCACCGCCAAGCCAAGAGCGTATTGGGCGGGCGGTACACTACACCACATCGCTGCCGTGTGGGGCGATTCCGGCATCCAGGACCGGCCCCACCTCGTTACCGCCGCGCCATTCCTAACCAGCATCGCCAACGACGGCGCGCGGCGCATACACCCCAC